GTCCATCTCGGCTCGCGCCTCGGTCAGCGCGGCAGCAGCAGCAGCAGCCTCAGCCTCCGCAGCAGCGGCAGCCTCTGCCTCAGCGGCGGCAGCAGCCTCCGCAGCAGCAGCGTCAGCCTCGGCCTTGGCGGAGACGGCGGCACGGCCACGCTCGCGGGTCGCAGCCAGGTCGGCAGCGTCCTCAGCGGCCTTGGCCTCGGCAGCGTCGCCAGCGTCGACGAAGGCGAGGAGAGCCTTGAGGCGCTCCAGGTCCTCGGACGTGAAGTCGGCGTCGTCCTTGCCGTTGAGGGTGTCCATCTCGGCTCGCGCCTCGGTCAGCGCGGCAGCAAGGTCCTCGCCCGAGAGAGCGGTGAGGTCCTCAGGGATTACGAACATTTCGCACTCCTTTTGGGTACGTAAGGGCGTGGGTTACTGCACGCGCCCTTCGGGCACCATCAGGTCGTGCGACTTGCTTCTGGTGCAGACAATACACAAGAAGGCCGCCTCCGTGATGGGGGCGGCCTTCTTGAAACGCGTTTCAGGTCAGAAGACCGAGGGTCTTGAGCCTGGCCTCCAACTCGTTCTGACGGGTGACGAGGTTCTGGATGATGGTCCCAGTGGCCCCGGCGATCACCGTGAGCCCGAGCACCTGGACTGTCACGACAGACCCGCCCGAGGGCGGAGTCAGTGCAGCAGTCGGGGCACCCAGAACCGCCTGAACGGCAGCCTTCGTGAGGGCCTGCGGCATCGGCAGGTTCCCAAGGTCCTCAGCGACAGCGTCGATCTGCGAGGTGAGGGACTCCTTGACGCCGCACATCTGGTCGTCGATGGCCTGACCCATTCGGTCGGTCCAGTCCATCCACGTCGAGATGACGACACCATCGTGATCGAAGAAGGTTCCTTCCTCGTCCTGCTCCTTGAACCACCAGTTCCCGTCGAAACAGTCGTTCACCATCGGTCAGCCCTGTGCCGTGGTGTAGGTGCCACCCTTGCGAGCAACAGCGACCTTGGCCTCCGTCTCGGACCGGTAGGTCTTCTTGGTGCCATCCGGGAAGGTGACCGTGTGCGTGGACGATGCCACCTTGCGCTTGCAGTTACAGGCCATGAGGGTCCTCCTTGTCGAGCCTGACGTTGTCAGCGTAGGCGACCACGAGGAACTGCCACGTGGCCGCGCTGATCACCGGAACACCCGGGACCAGTTGAGACATCCGAGAGATCGGGACCTCGACAACGCGAGACCAGCCCGCCTCCTTGAGCATCTCGACGACCTCGAACCCGGTGCAGTCCCACACGTGGACGTTGCCCCGGTTGTTCCCGTCCAGGATGCCGTGCTTGCCGACGTTCCGGAAGAACGCCTCAGTCATCGCACCACGGCTGACGTGTCGGGCAGCCTTGACAACGTCAGGGCCGACGACGGTGAGCCGAGCACCAGGGAGACACCGGAAGCGAGCGCGCCGCAGGAACTCGACGCCCTCGTCCCGGGTCAGGTGCTCCAGGAAGTGCCCGACATAGGCGTCGTGGACTGCGCTGATCTCCTGAGGCCACGGCCACTCCAAGAGGTCAACCTGGAAGTCGGCCTCCGTGGAGTAGTCGATGTTCAGCCACCCGTCGAAAGGGTGAGTGCCTGACGCGTAGTGGACCTTCACCGGCGACCCGCCAGACGCTTGCGCTCCGAGATGACGTACTTCGTCTTGGCTGCGCGGACCTCGACGCGGTGAGCCATCTCGCGCTCGACCGCGTTGACGAACTCCTTGACGTTGATCGGCTCGACGGTGGTGACAGGCTCCCGGGGGACGATGCCAGCAGCGACCAGCGCCGTCTGCCGACCACCCGATGCGGCGAGGCCGAGGCGGGGGATCGGGAAGCCAGGCACGTTGACGGCCAGCGCGGCGACGAGTTCGAGTTCGCCACCGATCATGCGCCAGTCGCCGGACAGGGTCGCGGCCTTGAACGCCCGGACCTTCTCGTCCGGCAGGTTCGGGCGCATCGCACCGGAGAACCAGATGCCGAACTCGTCCTCGCCAGTTACAACGTCAGCCACGACGGCCTCCACGTTGTCGTAGTGCGAGATGCTCGCACGGGCCGAGGCCCGATCCGGAGCGTGGCCGATGCCCATGGTGAGGCTGCCGACCGGGATCTCGCCCTGGTCGGTGTCGACGACGCCGGTCCGGTAGTAGGCGTAGTTGCTCGGGCTCGGGGGGGCAGCGGTGCACGAGTCGTCCATGCCGACGCTGAGACCGAGACCGGTGTGGCACACACCCCAGATCGCGATGTGACCGTAGGTGCGGCCGTCAGGCAGCACGGTGACAGGGGTGGGTGCAGTCAGTTCCGGGTCCTGGAACCAGTCAGCGGGAAGCACGTCGGTCTCCTTGTAGATGTTGAAGGCGGACGCCATGACAGCGCCCTCAACGGAGCGCGTGGTCTCACGGCCGGGCCAGACGCCCAGTGCGACGAAGTGCAGGTTCGCGCACGTGCCAGCCAGGTAGCGCGGGTTGGACACGTACTTGCGCAACTGCGTCCGGCACCGGTTGAAGTCGCCAGGGGTACCCCAGCGGATCTTTGCCGCACCAGCGCCACGGGTCCAGTAGTTCCGCAGGCGCTGAGTGTCCACCGGGTGCGTGACCCAGCCCGGACCGTCGTGCGTGCCCGGGGCGAATGCGCTGGCCGTGAGGGAGTCGGGTGCCTCCTCGTCGAGTCGACGGTAGGCGGCGATCAACTTCCGCTTCCCGGCACGTACGGCAGAGTCGGATGCCTCAACCTGGTTGATCCGGGCGGCGGCATTGTGCACCGCGTTCCGGTTCAGGTCGCCGTTGGGCTCCAGGATCGGCACGGCGTACCGCTCCTTGGCCGTGTCGAACTCCTCGCCCCGGTCGACGACGGTGGAGCGAATCCACTCCTCGTCGGTGAAGCGGGAGGCTGCGCCATCCCACTCGCTGTCGACGATGGCGAAGTCCACGAGCATGGCGTACGTCTCGTCCATCTCCTGCGCCATGCAGGGGATGCAGCCGGACGCCAGCAGCGCGTCCTCCCCCGTTTCCTCGACGGGCTCGGGTCCGAGCATCGCGTACGCCTCGACGAATGCCGGGATGTCCACGAGCGTGGCAGCACGGATGCGCCCGGTGACCCGCATCTCGTACATCTGGCCCGGCTCGGCCAGGTCCTCGTCCACCTCCATGGTCGTGGAGTCGAGATCGACGGACAGACCCATCGGACCCTCGGCAAGGAGGTTCAGGGCGTCGTCCGCCTCAGGCGTGCGAAGCATCGTGCCCGACCAGCGGACCAGGCCGTCTGCCTCGTAGATGTTCTTGATAGTTCCGACGCGGACAGCGCCATCGTGAGCGCCGACATCGGCCTTCACCCAGCGCAGGGCCTGCGGAACCTCGGCCCAGGTCACCTCAGTGAGGGTGCGGCCGTCGCCGGACATGACATTGATCGGCGCGAGCACGCCGTGGACCTGGATCTCCTCGAACTCGAAGTCATCGTCGGTCTCGATCATCGGTGCGTCGTCGAGGTCCTCGTCAGGCTCGACAGCAAGGGTCTGTGCGCTCATCTCATCTCCTACTACGGGCCGGGCCACGCATCGACAGTTGATCCACACCTCCGGCGACCCGATCGGCTCCCCGGGGTAGTGAAGTTCGGCTTCCCCGACCTGAAAAGTCTCCCCCACAGGGCGCTGGACGCCGTTCAGGGGCCGGTGAAGGTCCCTGACGTCCTCATCCTGCATCGTGACCCACTCCAGGAGCACGAATTCGCCCTCAACGGCCTGCGCGGCGGCCATCGTGGAGGCATTCAGGGCGTATACGGCCACCCAGTTCGCGATTCGGTCGATCTGGACAGGGTCGGGAGGGTCAGTGGGAGCAGAAGTGCGCCCCAGGGACGCCGTGAGGGCGTCGATGAAGGACGCAGAGACGTCAACGTCGCTCCCCTCGGCGTTCTGAGTCTCGTTCCAGATGCGAGTGGCGGCCAGGACGATCGGCGTGTACCAGTCCTCCTGCCCGAACGCGCTCAGCGCCTCCTCGACCCGGGGGTAAAGGAGGTCGTAGCCCTCCTCAAGGGCGCGACGGCGCTGAGCGGCGAAGGATTCGGTGTCTGCGGAGAACTTCACGACGTGACCTTGAGCAGGTTGATGAACGTGCGCATCATCGCGGGGTCGTGAGGCTTCTGCTCCACGAGGATCGCCCGCGTGTACGCGTCCAGGCAGTCCGTCAGGCGCTGCGGATCAGCGCCGTACTTCGCTGCGAAGCGGTCCACGTTTTGCCAGGCGTCCTCCAGGACGAACTCCAGCGTGCCGGTGTCGACCTTGTGGAACATGTAGGTCTCGGCAGCGCCCACACCAGGGATCTTGCGCTGGATCTTGTTGCGCAGACGGTTCCCGGCACGCTCCAGGGCGCGGAAGACGAGCACCTCAGAGGCTGCCAGCAGCGACGCCTCGTTGATGTCGGGGATCTCCTGCGTCGGGTGGTCCTGGAGTGACGGCGTGGGTCGCGCCTCGTGCTGGTCGGGCCGGTCCTCTGGCGGGTCCGGGTCCGGCTTCACGTTGAGCACGACGCCCAGCGCCTCCAGCGCGGCGATGACAGCCTCGGGTGTGGTCTGCCCGGACGCCACCTTGTCGATGAGCCAGCGGCGGTGCTCCGCGTCGTCCTGGATGTTGTCCACCTTGAAGCCCGTCTCCTCGACCAGGGTGGTCGCGGACAGTACGCCACGGTCCCAGAGTTCCATGGCCTCCTGGGAACGGTTCGGCCGCAGGCGCATCTCGGTGGTGTCGACACCGATGCCGTACGCCCGAGCCTCCTCGGGGTCCATGCCATCGTCCGTGAGCATGCCTCGGAGGTACCCGCTCGCCAGGTCGTCAGCGATGCGGGCCAGCAGGGGCTCCGTGTGGGACTTGATGGCGGACTCGTCGATGCTCCAGGCGGACCAGTGGTTCGTGTCGCCCTGACCGGTGAGGATCTCGGGCGGCATGTCCATGCTGAGCGCGAGACGACGGATCGCCTCGGTGCGCAGTTCGATCGCCTGGTTGTCCAGCCCGGACCAGAACGTCAGGTGCCGCGCCTTCTCGATGGCATCACCGTCTGCGGTGACCGTGATCGGGATGGTCGCGGCGGCGGAGTCGCGGTTGGCGATGGCACGCGCAGCAACGTCCTGGAGCATCTGGACGAACAGGTCGCTGTTGCCAGTGATCGTGTTCCCGTCCTCGTCGATGACGGCGAACGTCATCTCGTTCGGCAGGAACAGGATGCCAGCGCTGATCAGGCGGGAGTCCACCTGGGCAGCGACGTGCATCGTGAGGCGCTCGATCTCCGAGAGGATCGGCAGAGCAGCCCGGGACGGGGAGGTGGCAACAGCCTTCTCCACCGGGTGCGGACGCCAGATGCGGATGACGAGGGAGTCGATGGGCAGTTCGATGCCGTCCACGGTCCACTGCGTGTACTTCTGACCGTTCGGGCCAGTGCGCCCCTCACCGCGAATGCGCGTCGCCGCGATGATGTCCCAGTGGTCGCCGTCGTCCTGCTCGGTGCCGACGATGTACGCCTCACCGGCAACGGTGTAGTGCACACCGATCTGCTGGAGTGCGGTCGCCTTGCCCTGCTCGTCGAGGAACAGCGCATCCAGGTACCGGGACGCGGGGTCATTCGGAGGCAGACGACGGGGACCTTCGCCGTCGTCGCGGGTCGCGTACAACTTCGCCCGTGACAGGAGGTTCCCCACCCAGTTCACGGCGTACGCGTACTCACCGATGGTGTTGTAGAAGTGCCACGCGGCGTCCTGCCAGCCGCTGCCACCAGCACGAGACATCCGGATGGGGTCGCCCACTCCGGTGAACCTCTTCGCGCTGGCGACCAGGGACTTCGGCACCACGGGATCGTCGGTGCGGGCCTTGCGTCGTCCTGCCATCAGTCACCTGCCTTGATCGTCACCCAGGCCACCACCATTGAGGCCGCCATCCAGCCGTTGAAGATCCACCACGCTTCGTGAAGATCAGTCAGGAGCGCAACCGCGAGGTTGGCCCCGGTGATCCACGGCGCAGCGCACCAGGGGCAGTCCACCAGGTCGTACCACGGCCCGTCGTCCGTGATCTCGGCCCACTTGGTCCTCACCCACACGGAGGGAGGCCACGTGTCCTGCGTCAGAAGTCTCGTGAGGCGTGCGCTGGCAAGGGCTCCTACCAGCACAGCCGCCAGGATGTAAAGGATCTCCGTCACGACCATGAGCGTACCGTCGCGCGAGTCAGTCGCCCCGGAGTGTCGATGCGGGCCACGCTGCGGTGGGCACCCTTGCGACGGTTCGTGTTGGGCACGATGAGGCCCGACGCCATGGTGATGGTCGCGGGACGGGAGTGGTCCATGAGTTCGTGGGTAGCGTGGACGAGGGCGTCCATCCGGTCAGGGGAGGACCCCTTGCCGGGAATCCACTCGGTCAACTGGGTCTCCAGGTCGGTCAGGTGCTGCACGTGGTGGACCTTGCGCTGCTCGTACAGCGCGAACACCGGCTCGGCGCGGATCAACTTGCCTCGCGTGGAGTTGACCTCCTTCACCCGGGGGTAGGACGCGATGTTGTTCAGCGTGGAGCGCACCATCTCGCCGCCGTAGTTCTTCTCCACGACGATGGCGTCAGCGTGCCAGTGGTCGTACAGGTCGACGGCACGTCGTGCCCAGCGCTCTGGGGTGTGGTGACCGGAGGCGTCGGCCAGGACGTAGAACTGCCCGTCCTTCTTGCCGACGACGATGATGCCGGTCTCGTCGCTCTTGCGGCGGGAGGTACCGGCAGGGTCGATCCCGACGACGATGCGGTCCATCGTCTGCGCGAACTCCATGAGGTCGGCGGGGTCGATCTTCGCTTCCTCGATGAGGTCCCACGTCCACAGCGCGCCCTCGACGTCTGCGAGAACCTCACCGTGGAGTTCCTGGCGACCGAGTCGGGTGCCCTCGTAGCGCGTCAGGATGTTGTCGCGGAACGTGGGGTCCAGGTTGCTCAGGTTGGCGTACGTGGAGACTCGGACGACGCGGGACTTCGGGTCGGCCATCAGGGTCTTGAGCCACTTGATCGGCAGGGGGGTCGACGTGACCAGCGCCTTGGCACCCCCGGGCACGCCGTCGAGTCGCAGGCCGAGCAGGAGCATGTCCCACACGGCTTCGATCAGCGGCATGTGGGCGGGCTCGTCGAGCCACGCCAGACCGAACTGCGGACCACGCAGCGAGTCAGGCTCCTCACCGGAGAAGCCGAACACCTTGGCCCCGTTGTGGAAGGTGAACTCCTTCTTCGACGGCTCCCAGGTGTAGGAGATGCCTGCCCGCTCGCAGACGTAGATCAGTCCGGAGGGTCCCTCGACCATCGTGCCTCGCACGTCGGTTCCGCGTCGGCCGACCATCGCCATGCGCGGGACCTGGTTGCTCATCTTCCTGATCCACTCAGCGCCCGTGCGCGTCTTGCCGGAACCACGCCCGGATACGGCGAGCCAGAACGCCCAGTCGATCCCCTCGGGAGGCCACTGGTCACCACGAGCGTGCGGGTAGTTCGCGCCCTCGTGCGGCTGCCCGTCGCACATTCGGCCACGGAGGCAGTACCAGATCCGGGGCGGTTCCTTGCGCTGTTCGAGCATCGAGAGGGCCTTCTGCTGCGCAGCGGCAGGCCACTTCTTGAACTCTTCTGGGTCAAACGGCAGTTCCGTCACGCTGCGCCATCCTCCGTCGCTTCCACGCCACGGCACACGCGGGGTGTGCGTAGCCACCAAAGAAGCGTAGGGCG